CAGTGGTCAGAGTAGCAGTAGATGACAAGAATAAATACCTTTATATCTACTGGGAATATTACAAAAATCATATGACAGATGACAAAACGGCCAAAGAGCTGGAGCGTGAGGGGATTGATCAGATTCAAGTCATAGCAGATTCTGAAGATCCCAAGGCAATCAAATATTACCAACAATCCGGTTTTAGGATGAGAGGGTGCAAAAAATTCCCTGGTTCCCGTCTTGCAAACACCAGAAAATGCAAGCGTTTTCATAAAATCATATGTTCCCCCAATTGTCCTAACACAATCAGAGAACTTTCCACTCTGATCTATGCTAAGGACAAGAATGAAAACCTCATATATGATGAGTTCAATATAGATCCACATACATTCAGTGCAATATGGTATGCACTTGACACTTATGAAGTGGCAGATGTTAAATACATTCCCAGAAATAGCAGAAAAGGAGCAGCGTGATGGCCGAAGGAGCTACAATTATCAACAATCAGTCGGTTGACTATGGAAAAGACCTGAGAATTCCGCAGAATATGGTCTATGCTGAGCTGGACGGTCTGTATGGCTCCACTATTCTGCGAGATATGCATCAAATCATACAACTTTATGATGTGTATGATAAAGGTGCTGATTACATAACTGAGGCAAAGGACTATACACCAGCAGATCTCAAGTTCAAGTACGCCAGATCTATTCTGGATAAAGAGGCCAGATTCCTCTTTTCTCGCACTCCGGACTTTTTTGTAGACGTTGACCCAGGTGATACAAAAGCACAAAAAGATGCCGCTCGTCAAGCCTCTGTTGTATATCAAACTCTGGTTGATAAGGTACTGACAGCCAATCAGTTCCCCAAGGCTCTGCTTCAAGCAGCGAAGGATTGCTTCATTGGCAAGAGAGTTGCCCTGATGTATAACATCAGCGAGAAGACTGGGAAGATCGGTATCAGCTTTCTGCCGTCTCTCGAATTTGTGTATGACGTTGATCCTGGTGATTCTAACACCCTGACCAAAATCATCGCTTTCTATGGGCTGAACAATGAGACCAGCCGAACCAACCAACGCATATACAAGAAGAAGTATGAGCTGAAAGACGATGGCTTCTGTTACTATACAGAAGAGATCTATGACGGTCTTGGGCAAGTAGTTGAAACCATATCCCCGGAAACCAAGACCAAGTTCGATTTCATACCTGCTTGGGTTATCATCAACGATGGCTTGACTGGGGACTTGATTGGCACATCTGAAATTGAGCTTCTTCAGTCCTATGAGAGCTGGTATAGCAAGATGTCTGGCAAAGACCTGGATGCCGAGACTACTGGAATGAATCCTATTCGTTGGGCCAGAGATATGTCGCCTGAGTCCACTAAAAATCTTTCCATCTCTGCTGGAGCTTTTTGGGATCTTTCTACTGATCAGAATGCAGCCGAGGGAGTTACAGGTGAGGTTGGTGTTCTTGATTCTCCCATGAGCTACACTCCAGCTTTGTCTACCACGCTTGATAGGATCAAAAATGCCATGTATGAGCAAACGGCTGTACCCAATGTCAGTCCTGAAGCTCTGAAAGGTGTTGTATCAAGTGGTAAGACTCTCAAGGCGATTTATTGGGATCTGATTGTCCGTTGTGATGAGAAGATGCTGGTTTGGCGTCCTGCGCTTCAGTTTATGGCTCATTGCATTATTGAGGGTTCACGGCTGTATCCGGGTGTTATCAAGACCTATATTGAGGACTCCCTCCCTGATGAGCCCTATGAGATCCGGGTTGACAACCAGTACTCCCTGCCTGAGGATGAGGCTGAGGAGAAGCAAATCGATCTGTCTGAGGTTAATGCTCAAACCATGAGTAAAAAGTCCTACATGAAGAAGTGGCGCAACCTCACGGATGAAGAGGCTGATGAAGAGCTGCAGCAGATCGCTCGAGAGCGGGAGATGCTCGAGAGCAGCTATTTTAATCCGGGTGATATAACTACACAGCCAGGGGAAGAAAACACGAACGAGAATGAGGAGAACGCAAATTCCTCAGAAGAAATGGCTGAGGAAGAGCCCACTGAGGAGTGACTGTAAATGGCCATCCAACTGGATTTCAGCAGTGCTGAAGCGCAACGGCTGCGAATCACTCAACAACAGCAAGAGTACATCCGTGATTTGTACAAGCAAGCCTCTGCAGAGGTGGGAAAACTTGCTGAGAAAGCTCCTCGAGTCCCGTCAGACTCACTCCGGCAGCAATACCTGCATACTCTTCAAGGTCAGATTGATGAGCAGCTTAGAGACATCGAGAGCCAACTGAATGGCGTTATCCGGTCAAGCATGACTGATACAGTCAAAGCAACAGTGGCTGATGCCAAATCTTTTCTCAAAGAGAACGGCCTCCCAATCAAGGGTGCATACTCCCATGTTCCTGCTGATATTGTCCGGTCAGTTGCCTCTGGCCAGCTTTACAGAGGGAATTGGACTTTGAGCAGAGCACTATGGCTCAACACCACAGAGACCCAGCACGATGTTCAATCGGTTATAGCTCAGGGTATCATACAGAACAAGAGTGCTTATGACATAGCAAAAGACCTTGAGAAGTATGTAGACCCTTCAGCTCGCAAGGATTGGGACTGGTCAAAGGTTTATCCTGGGACCAGGAAAGTCGTTGACTACAACGCACAACGACTTGCTCGTACAATGGTATCACACACCTATCAGCAAGCATTTGTCCGTATGACACGCCATAATCCATTTGTAAGTAAATACAAGTGGGAGGCTTCAAACAGTGAGAGAACATGCGAGATCTGTGAAGAACGTAACGGACAGCTGTTTGAGAAGGATGCTCTCCCTCTTGACCACCCCAATGGTATGTGTACATTCACGGCAATCTTGAGTGAGGATAACTTGGATAAGATCGGTGAACGGCTCGGTGACTGGGCAGCTGGCAAGGCTGATCCTGAGCTTGATAAGTGGGCTGAAGATTTGTATGGCAAAGGATGGGAGCAGAAAAAGGAAGAAGTCAAGCCCTATGGAGTAACAGGAAAAGACATAACAGATACATGGCAACGTAGATCAGATCAGTTTGGTTTTGAAATCGAAGACGTCATAAATGCTCAAGGATTTGATGGTTTACCTCGAGTCGTCTCTCGAGAGGAATTTGACGCTGCAGTTAGAGCTGCAAATGGAGGGAATGGATTTATTGCGCAGAGGACATACTCAGCATCAAGTCAACAGGTGCTTGAATCCTATAGAGATCAACTTTACAATGGCAAATGGTATGTAGATTGCTCTGTCGGAGGATCACAATATGGACAAGGGATGTATTGTTCATCAGATTATTTTGGTGTACTGACTGATGGAATCAAGACTGAGATGGATGCTTATTTAGGAATCAGCAGGGGAAAGGGAAATGGATTTGGATATATTGAAACGATAACTCTTGATCCAAGTGCAAGAATAATAACATTTTCTGAAGCGAAGTCTCGTTTTCTTAACTATCAAGCGCAAATGTTTGAAAAAATCAGACTTGGTGAAATCGACGCTGAATATGCGATGAAAAATACAATCAGAGATGTTGGTTCTTTCTCGGCGGCGATTGGTTATGATGCAATCAATGTTGAAGGCGCAGGAAACAGTGGAAGTTACACCGTAATCCTAAACCGCACAAAAGTTATTTTCTTGGGAGCATAATAATGATTGAGTTCAAGAGAAACCACAATACGGGCATCCTCGAAGTCTGGAAAGACAGCAAGAAAATTGGTGAAGTAACTACTATGGGAGATTTAATACAAGAAAGGAAACGAGACAATGGCAATTAAACAGCCGAGCAATACAGTTACTTGTGACATCTGTCACCGGGACTTTGCTCTCACCAAAAACTTTCTTGAGGAAAAGCATGTAGTCCTTGAGAAAGAGGGACTTGATCCCACAGAGGTTGTACTCACGAATCTCACCTGTCCCCATTGTGGTAAATACTACACCGTGATCGTGGACGATGAGGAGACCACTGGTATCGCAGCAGAGCTCAAAGAGATTGTGGCAAAGGAATACAAACTGCAGTCTAAAGGCAAGAAGCCTACTGACAAACTCCTGCGCAATCACCAGATTTTACGACGCAAATTGAGCTTCAAACGCCAGTGTTTGGCGGGGAAGTTTAATGGGTCTTTTTACCAGAATGAAGACGGTAAAGAACAGCTGGATTATCACTACCATGGGTGAATTAAACATGGATTTGTACAAGGAGGATCACAATGGAAGACCAAAACAACCAACAGCAATCTCAACATCAGGGTGAAAACACCCAACAGCAAAACCAGGGTCAGCAGGATCCGCAGCAAGGCCAGCAGCAGGAATCCGGCAAGACCTACACCCAAGCGCAGATCAACTCCATGATGGCCAATGAAAAGCGCACTGCTCGTCAGGCTCTGCTCAAGGAGCTGGGCTTCGAGGTGGGAGATGATCAGTCCTATCAGACTACGGTTGCCAACATCAAGAAGACCCTTGACGCAGGCAAGACGCAGCAGCAGCTTGATCAAGAAGCCAAAACCAAGGCTGAGGGTGAAGCCAAGGATGCCAATGCCAGAGCAGCTCTCGCTGAGATGAAGGTCTCCGCATTAACTGCTGGGGTCAAGCCTGATAGACTGGATGACATGATCATTCTTGCCCAGGCCAAGATCGCTGGCGGACAAAAGGCTGAAGAAGCCTTTGCTGACCTCAAAAAGAACTATCCTGATGCTTTTGGGGTTGAGACTTCTGATGGCACTGGTTCCCATGTGAATCCCGCTCACAAACAAGGCAATGACGGTGAAAGCAGAGGCACTCGTCTTGCCAAGCAAAACAAGCCCTCTGTGAAGAGTTCATATTTCAAGCATTAAGGAGGAAAAACAAATGCTGAATCAAACTGGTATCACCAAAGTTACTGGCTCTGCGCCTGTACAAATCCTGTTCAATGTGCAGAACCAAATGTCTGTCGGTGTCAAGCTTGCAAAGAATTTTGCGGGTGCTGTCACCGAAAATGGTCGCAAGATCGTCAAAGCTGGATATCCGCTGGCTGGTGATCTCACCGCTCGTGGGACCAACTTCACCGCTGTCGGTCAAAATGCTCCTGCTGTTGGCATCCTGCTTCATGACGTTGATGTCACCGATGACGTTGCCAACTGCTCCCTGCTGATCTGGGGTTTTGTCAATCTGGATCGGATCGATACTACCACCGCTGCGCTTATCACCTCTGATGTGAAGACCGCTCTGGCTGGCAAGATCTGGTTCCTGAAAGACAACTGATCCCAGTATAGACAATAAGAAAGGAGAACAATAATATGTCTATTTTCGATCTTGTAAAAGCTCCTGAGCTGACTTCCTATTGGGAAGAGCGCACTCAAGACCTGCCTCCGTATCTCGGTGAGGAGCTGTTCCCTGCTGACAAGAAGCTTGGTCTTCGTCTTGACTGGATCAAGGGTGCCAAGGGTCTGCCTGTCGTTCTGAAGCCCTCTGCTTTTGATGTTGGTGCTATTCCTCGTCCCCGCATCGGCTTCGACAAGCTGTCTGCCATGATGCCGTT